CAGTTTATGAAAACGGCGCTTTGGTCTCAGCTTCGAACTATGTCCTCGACTACACAGGGCAACGCCTCTATCGCATCGGATCAGGAACGCTCTATGCGACCAACTCTTATGGATACTGGACTGCTGGCATGAACAATGTTTCCATCACTTATGTGGCTGGATATGTCAATCCTCCAATGTCTGCAAAACAGGGTGTTCTCGTTATCATCAAGCATCTCTGGGAAAGCCAGCGTGGTGCGATGAATGTGATGGGTCGCGTATTGGGTGGCGATGAGCTTTACTCAACCCCAACTTATTCTCTTCCACGCCGAGCGATGGAACTTCTCGATCCAACCTCATTCCCTGGAATGGCGTAGCAATGACAGTCTCAACAAAGTTCCCAACGATGATTGACAAAATCATCACAGCACTTGGAGCAGCTTCTAGCCTCACAGGAGTCCGAGTCTTTGATGGCGCAGAAGTCGATGAGTCTTATCCAGGCAACGCGATTGCTATCGGACACGATGGGTCTCTTGGCGATACTGAAATGCAGGTCGGCAATATCCGAAACACGCCTCTTGACTTCAGTGATGTTCACGAAGAGTCAGGAACAATCAACTGCTCTCTTTGGGCTTGGTCTGGTGACACAGCATTCAAGAATTCTCGTGTTGCTGCTTTCAACTTGCTCTCTGCTGTTGACACTGTAATCCGCACAGACCCAACATTCTCTGGGACTTGCTTCTTCTCCTGGCTTGAGTCGAACTCAATCACTTATCGTCAGACAACTTCAGGGTCAGCAGTAGTTCTCAACTTCAATATCGTTTATACAGCCCAATCATAAGGAGAAGCTCATGGCTTACATCATCACATCAGATCGCCTAGATAGTTCAAAGACTATGGGCGATTCCATCACAGACAAAGAATTGCTTGCAATGGGTGCAAATATCGAAGCCCTCATTGAAGGCGGTCACATCTCATCAGATGCGACAAAACCAGCAACCACAACCCCTGCAACCCCTGAAGGAGCCACAGAATGAGCAAAATCGTTCTAACCGATGCGAAGGTGACAATCAACTCAGTTGTTTTGAGTGATCACATTGCAAGCATCACCCTTGAAACTAAGGATGACATCATCGAGACAACTGGTTTCGGCGCAAGCGGAGCAGCGAAGACACGCGTTGCTGGTCTTGCCGATAACCAAGTCACACTCGATTTCCACCAAGATTTCGCAGCAGCAAATGTTGAAGCGACAATCTATCCACTGCTCGGATCAACAACCACAATCGTTGTTCAGCCAACATCAGCAGTAGTTGGAGCAACAAATCCAACTTATACATTTACAGCACTTGTTGCAGACTGGACTCCACTCAAGGGTGGCGTTGGACAATTAGCAACTGCTTCTGTAACATGGCCAATCACAGGTGCAATCACAAAGGCGGTCGCATAACTCATGGCAAAAATCGTTCTCACAAACCCTTCCATCACAGTTGGCGGCGTAGATCTCTCAGATCACATCAACAACATCACGCTTGAAACCAAGTACGACATCATCGAAACCACAACATTCGGATCCACAGCAAAGACTCGTGTGGCTGGACTTGCGGACAATCAAATCACTTTGGATTTCATGCAGGATTTTGCTGCCTCATCAGTTGAAGCGACAATCTATCCATTGCTCGGAACATCAACATCAATCGTGATCAAGCCTGTTGCTGGGACAACCACCACAACGAATCCGCAATACACTGTCTCTGCACTCGTTGCAGATTGGACTCCACTCAAGGGTGGCGTTGGTCAGCTTGCAACAGCATCAGTGACATGGCCTGTCTCTGGCACAATCACAAAAGCAACTTCATAATCAACTAACACATAAGGGGAAATCTCATGGATGGTCTTTCAGTCAAAATTGTTATGAGCGATGGTGTGGAACATATCTATTCCTTACGCCCTCGCATCATCGTGGACTTCGAGCAGAAGTTCGGCAAGGGGCTTGCCAAGTTACTTGGCGAGGAACAGAAGTTGGAACATCTCTACTATCTTGGCTGGAAGGCACTCCAGAGCAATGGCGTGGTAGTCAAGCCCTTTGGTGGAGACTTCCTAGACACAATCTCTTCGGTTGAACTGGTCACAGACCCTTCCTTAGAATCCACCGCGACTCTCTAACTTATACAGTTGCAGTGTTGTCGGTGGAGCTTGGAATCTCGCCGAATGAATTGCTCGATGCTCCCGATGGGGTACTCGAAGCAATCGTTGCCTATCTTGAACTAAGGAATAAGCAAAGGGAGAGATGATGACAGGAAACAAAATTGTTCTTGTTGGAATCGAGCAGACCATTGCTGATTTGAAGAAGTTCGATGAAGATGCTGTCAAGAAGTTCAACAAGACCATCAATGATGAACTTCGAAGCGCTAAGAATGAAGCAAGAGTAATTGTTGCAACTGCTGGAAGCGAAGGATCACCTTTGAGCGGATGGCAGACTCAACGCAAAGAAGGCCCACGAACCGAGAAACAAAGTCAAAAAAGACCATTCCCTACTTGGGACACTGGCGAAGTTGTCTCTGGGATTGTTTCCTCACGAGCGCAGGGAAAAGTTCGCAAGGATTACACAACCAGCGCAGGAGCCTTGATCAACAAGTCTAGGGCTGGCGCTATCTTTGAAATTGCTGGTCGAGTAAAAGGCGAAGGCAAGAATCCGCAGGGAACTGCATTCAAGAAAATCCTTCGCGAGAAATATGGCGAGGCGAGTCGTGTTGTCTTCCGCGTTGTTGACAGAAATCGTGCGAAAATTGAAGCAAAGTTCGTTGTGGCTCTCGAAGAGGCAAAAGCAACTTTGCAAAAAAACCTTGAATCTCGATAAGGAGAAAAATGGCTAACAAAGGCGCAGTTGTCGCTCGAATTGTTTCCGAATACTCCGACAAGGGAACAAAAGAAGCAACCAAAGATTTCAAGAAGCTCTCCAGTGAATCATCTGGGTTGGGAAAGCAATTTTCTGAACTAGGAAAGAAATTTGCTGCTGCATTTGCAGTCACTGAAATCATCAAATTTGGATTTGAGGCAGTCAAGACTGCTGAAAATGTCAACGGCGCATTCTCGAAGATGAACTTGGCTTTTGCCAGCTCTGGATCTGCACTCAATTCAAACAGCGAGCAGGTTCAAAAGGCAGTTGAACAGATGGGCAACCTTGCCTTCACATCTGTTGAAACAGCTGATGCTTTGGCTCGTGGCGCAATCATCTTCCATAGCGCTTCAGGCGCAATGAACAACCTTGGCCTTGCGGCAAATGTGGCAAGAGCCAGCGGCATGAGTCTTTCAGATGCAATGATTGCGCTTGGAAAGGCTTCTGAAGGCAAGGCTGTCAAGTCATTGACCGCTTTGGGCGTTGTCATGCCTAAGAATGGAACAGCTGCCGAAAAATACAAGATTGTTACAGATCAGCTCACCAAGGCTCTTCAAGGCCAGGCTGATGCTTATGCTCAGACTCACCCAATCGAAGCGATGAAGGTGAAGTTCGAGGAACTTTCCAACAGCGTTGGACAATTGCTTCTGCCTTTATTCAATGCAGTTGTCAAAGTAATCGACACATATTTGATTCCTTCACTGGTCAAGATGATCAACTTCTTGCGTGAAAATCCAAAGTACCTTCAACCATTTGCTGATGCTTGGGCAGTCATTGTCAATGTTATCGCCAAGGTTGCTGCTGTCATCATTGGAACCACAGGAGATATTCTCAAATTTGCTTCAGTAGTTCTCCAAGTTGTTCGCGCTGTTGCATTCCTCAATGGTGACAAAGCGATTCAAGATTGGGCAAAGAGAACTGCTGATGGTCTAGGCAAGACTTCCGCAGTCCTTGAAACTGCTGCCAACAAGCTCGACAAGTTCCACATGAACTCAGTCAAACTCAAGGCAACTTCTCCCATCGTGGTCAAGGGTCTTGGTGACATCACAGCCCAGACAGATAAGACATCAGCCGCCACTTCCAAGCTGACCGCTGCTCAAATTGCAGGAATTGAAGCGCTCAAGAATTACGGCGTGACTGTCAAGGATCAGACAAGTTCTGACCCAATCGAACTTGAAGCTGCTCGTCAGAATCTTGTCAAGCAAGGAAATGTTCTTGAAATGGAACGCATTCAGGCTCTTCTTGATAGCGCTGCTGCTCAAGTTAGCGCGAATCAAGCGACCGCTCGATACAACGACCTTTTGACAGTTCTTGCAGATAGTCATGTCTCATCTGAAGAAGTTGCAATCCTTGCTGCTAAGTGGGGAATCTCGCAGAACGCAGTCGTTGCTTATATTGCGCAAGTTACTGGGGCAGCAGCCTTCGATCCGAAAGATTTTGGCTCCCCTGGAGCAATCGCTGCTTTGGGTTGGACAAATGCTTTGGCAATGTTGAATGCTTATTATGACAAATTGACCCATCCACCTGTTATCACAATGCCAATCGCACCATCAGTGACTGCACCTATCGTTCCAAAATCTCAGAATCCATCAGTTGTTTCACCTGGCAATCCTTACATCTCAACAACTCCAGGTGAGCCATCAATCTTTGCATCGCCGAATCTTCCTTACAACATCCCAAGCACTGTTCTTGGCGGCATAGTGCTTCCAGCCACTCCAACTGCCTCATTTGGAGCCACAGATACTGCGGCTCAATATGGCTTCGGGGCAAACTTTATGCAGGGAACTTCTGCTTCAAGCGGAACAACCATCATCAATGTTCAAGGAAGCATCCAGACTCAATCAGACAACGCAGCATCGATTGCAAAGCAGTTCCAGTTGAATCAGCTCTCTGGTAAGTCTGCGCTCAATCTTGGTTCGATTGCGAGCATCTAAGTGTCAGTCGCAGGAGTTCCAGTCT